CAAGCCTCACGGCAGACGCGACGCTCGCTTACGACAAGAGGGAACTGGGAGCTAACATGCTCATCAAGCTCATCACCGTCTCTGACAAGACATTGCAGACCAACGCCTTCAACGTCGAGAGCCTCATTGCGGACAAGATCTCCTACAAGATGAGGGCCGCGCTTGAGAAGGCCGTGTGCGTGGGAACCGGAATCGGACAGCCCCTCGGCCTTTTCGTGGCGAACTCAAGCGGAATCCCCGCGTCGGCTGACTTCACTGCCGCGAACACGAACAAGCTCACGGGCGACGACATCATCAAGGCGAAGCGCGCCGTCAAGAGCATCTACCGCTCAAGGGGCTCATGGCTCTTCCACTCCGACGTGGTTACGGACCTTCTCCTTCTTAAGGACAAGAACGACCAGTATCTCTGGCGCTCAGGCCTCACCGAGAACGACCCGGACATCCTTGACGGATCCCCCGTCATCGAGAGCGAGTGGGCTCCCCACACCATGACCACTGGTCTTTACTGCGGAATGTTCGGCGACTTCTCCAAGTACTGGATGACAATGGTTGACTCCATCGCAATCCGCAGACTTGAGGAAAAGTACTACCCGAGCGTGGGATTCTCCGCCAAGACATACGCCGACGGCCAGCCTGTCATGCCCGAGGCATTCGCACGCATCAAGCTGGCGTAAGGCATGGGCGACAAGAAGAAGCCCCTTCCCCCGGAGCCTGAGAAGACGACGGAGGGAGGAAGCAAGACCGTGCGCGCGATGTTCACCGAGACCGTGACAGGCGGAATCGGACTGTTCGAGCGCGGCAGGGCATACGAGATCCCGGAAGCGTCTTTCACCGAGTGGGAGAAGGCCGGGATCTGCGGTCGTGCGAAGGAATAGGAGACCAAATGGACGAACGCTACATAACGGTCAAGATGCTTGAGGAATTCACGGGAAAGTATCCCGAGGAGGATGCCTCCATGCCGCAGGTCTACGTTGACGCGGCGATTGACACCGTGGCGAAGTACCTGAGGTATGACCCGCAGGCATCCGAGATTGAGTTCCGCACGTGGGGGGACGGGACGGAGACCATAGTGCTTCCCTCTCCCTGCCGCGAGCTCCTTTCGGTCTCTGTCGGAGGGGTCGAGCAGAACGTCCAGGAATGGGAGCCGTCCAAGAACTATCTCAGGCACCGGCTCAAGTCCGGCCTGTTCGAGATATTCGACAGCCACCAGAAAATAGAGGTGAGGTTCGGGGGAGGATATTCCCCCGTCCCCCAGAAGATCGTGACGGCGGCCCTTCAGCTCGCTTCCCTTTACTGGGAGAGCTCCGGGGGAAACCTCGCCGTCTCAAGCACGTCCTACGCTGACCAGGGAACCAGGGTGTTCAACAACTTCACCGAGTCAAGGTTCCTTGACCAGATAAACGAGTGGAGGATCCACAATGTCTAGCGGATTCTTGAATGCCGTGGTGGACGCGTCCGCCGCGCGTGAGACGCTGGAGAAAATTCGGAGGACCATACCGTCCGTGGAGGCGAAGGCTCTCAGGCTCGTGGGCCGTCTGACCGCAAGGGAGATGAACCGCAGCCTGAGGGGCTCTGTCCACGCAAGACCGCATTCCGTGCTTGCCCACAGATACCCTTACAACTTGTCACAGACGTTCAAGTCCGGCAAGCTAAGAAACCACAGGCTGACGGTATCACCCCGCAAGCTGGATGACACAAGGGAGAATGACCTGATTATTCCCGTGATACACTCATTGAACTACGGCTATGACATGGGGAGCGGAAGGGGCCCGCACATAATAGGGCGCGGCTTCATCCAGTCCGGGGACGCATACGTCGCGTCCGACAGGTACTCCCAGGACGTGCAGAAACTTGTGGACAAGGAAATCGACAAGCTGGAGAGGAAACTCTGACGGGGGCGAGGGATGCTAGGAACTTTTGAAGCTGTCAAGGATTACTTAATAACTGGAATGGGACCGGTTCTCAAGTCGATGGAGACGGAGGACTGCCAGCTTCCGGTTCCCGAAAAGAGAAACATAATTTTCGGGACGTGCGACCTTGGAAAGAACGAGGCGAAGGTTCTTGTGTGCGTGGTGCCCGACACCGAGCACGAGTACACGGGGGACCTCTCCGCCGGGGTCGTTGAAGGAAAGATGGTCGTGTGCTTCGCATTCCGGGGGCTTCCGTATGAGAGGCTCATGGAGCGGATGGACAAATACGCGGAGGCATTCCGCATGTCGGTGAGGGCTGACGGCTCCCTCGGGGGCGGCGTGCTTGACGCTGACATCGGGGAGACCCAGTATTTCCCGGACGCGGGACCGACGCACGGCACGGTTACGGTCGCCGAGATTGAGCTGACCGTAAGGACAAAGGAGAATCTGGCGGCGGGAATCGACCCGTTCGCATAGGAGGAATAAAAATGACTGGAATGGTCAAGAAGTACCATATCGCGCTCTTCCTTGAGGGAGGCACCGCGCAGAACCCCGTGTGGGTCAGAATCAAGAAGTCAACGTCTTTGCAGCTCTCCCTCAATCCGGAGACGCAGGAGTATGACTACATCACCGACAAGAACCCGACCACCGAGGTCATCAGGTACAAGCCCGCGCTCAACCAGCCGGTGACCATGTACAAGGGTGAGGGGGACTACGCGCTCGCGTGGGACAAGTTCTACACCCTCAAGACCGGAGAGAAGGCGAAGACAAACGTACTCATCGTCTTCATGCAGGAGGACGTGACGCGCACGGTGAGCGAGCAGGAGATCACGGCATACAAGGCATGGAAGAACGAGGCGACACTCTCCGTGTCAGACCTCAACGCCGTGGACAGCACAATCACGCTCGACATCAACTTCGGCGGCAAGATCCTCCACGGCTACGCCTACCCGGACGACACCACCCACGCGCCGGTGTTCGTGCAGGAGGAGGACTCCGAGAACGACTGGGTTGACCCCTTCGAGCCCCCCGCAGTCACCCAGCAGCAGGGAACGGGCGGAACCGACGGAGATGGCGACAACGGCACCGAGACGAACCCATGACGCTTGACCTCACGAAGGCAGTCCTTCCGTCCTCAATATCCGTGGGGGGAAGGACGTACCGAATCAAGACATGGTTCAAACACTGGCTCAGGTTCCTTGAGATATGCGGGAACCCGGAGGAGGACAGGGACTTCTCCTTCCTCTTCGACGGCGAAATCCCGGAGGACAAGCCGGCGGCCCTCATTGAGCTTGAGAAATTCGCGTCCCCGGAGACCGTGCTTCCGAGGCCTTCAGGGGAATCATCCGGGAAGGTCATTGACTACGGGCATGACGGGGCACTTATTTACGCTGCCTTCATGCAGCAGTACGGGATTGACCTGATTGACGCGGAGGGCTTGCACTGGTGGAAGTTCCTCGCATTGATGGAGGGGCTTCACGGAACCAAGCTGAATGACGTGATGGAGGCAAGGATGTACGACCCGGACGACAGGACGAGCTACGACGAGGCGAAGAAAAAGGCCTTTGCCGCGTGGACGCTTGACGGGCTGGAAAGTCCAGGGGAGAAGTCATCCTCCGAGAAGCGGTTCGAGGAAAGTTTCGGGTGATATACCCCTAGGAGGTATCAGTCAAAGAAATCGGCTGGAACGGTCGGAGCTTCATCGTCATCCTTCCCGCACGGGAGGCCGTCCTTCCCGATGAGCCAGACGGCTATGAATTTCCATGCAAGCGGAAAAAAGGCGAATGCGAGAATAAAGACAAGGGCGATCAGGGCAAGTGCTATCATGGCGGCTCCTCCTGATTCAATTATACCACGGAACATGAAAAGCGCAAGGAAAATTTCATGGCGAAAGTAAGCGTAAAGATTGACGGCGACTCCAAGGGAGCCGAAAATGCGATAAAGAAAGTAAAGGACCAGCTCGGAAAGCTCGCGGAAAGCAAGACGACAAAAAACTTCAACACCCTCGGGATGGCCTTCGGAAACATAAAGACCATGGCTGGAGCGACTGTGGAGACCCTGAAAAAGGTGGCCGCCGCCGTCAACGAGTGCACCGAGGCATACCGCGTCCAGGCGAACGCAGAGATCCGTCTTGAGCAGGCGGCCCGGAACAACCCCTACCTTGACTCATCCTCAGTGACCAACCTCAAGAACTTCGCGTCGGAAATCCAGAATGTCACGACCTACGGCGACGAGGAGCTCCTCCCGTTCATGGCACAGCTCGCGGCGGCGGGAAGGACCGAGGAGCAGGTCATGGACATAATGAAGGCTTCCGTTGACCTCGCGGCATCCGGCACCATGTCGCTCGACTCGGCCGTGAAAGCGCTGAACGGAACCTACCAGGGGAACGTGGGCACTCTCGGAAAGCAGATTGCCGGGGTCAAGAGCCTCACGAAGGAACAGCTCGCGAACGGCGAGGCCGTCAAGCTCGTAGCGGAGAACTACAAGGGCATGGCCGAGGAGACAGCCCGAGCGACGGGAAGCGCGAAGCAGCTCAAGAACGCGTGGGGGGACTTCAAGGAGCACATCGGCTCCGGCTTCGAGGCCCTGATTGCCCCCATCAACCGTGGCATTACCGGGATTATCGCCAACGTAAACAACGCTATCTCAAACCTGAAGGAGGCTAAAAAACAGGCGAAACAATACAAGGACATAATTGAAGGCAATACGGAGGGGCTTGACAGCTCCGCCACTCGCATTGCAAGAAACACGGCCCTGGAGAGAAAGGAATATTCCAAAACAAGCCTTGTCCAGGCAGAGCAGCAGCTGTATACAGGATTCTCCGCTGTCGGTGATACAGTTTCTAAAAGAGAATTTGACGACCTCAAGAATCAGCTTCTGGCAATCGCTCAAGAGGTTGCTGAAAACGAGAGCTCATGGAATAAATATGCCCTTGCCGGGGACTATGCAAATTATGTTCATGCCCTTGCGGAATCAATAAAAGCCAACCAAGAATACAATGCGGCTGACCTTGCCCATAATGCGAAGGTTGCGGAGGAAAAGGCCGCCGAGCAAAAACGGCTTGCCGAGGAATGGGCCGACGAGGTAACGGAGGCAGTCAACAAGGCCAGGAACAAAGTTGCCACCGTCGATGCGCTCAGACAGACGGAGACGGAAGCCGGGCGGGGATGGACAGACGCAGAATACGCGCAGAAGCTCGACGATGCCTATTACCAGGCATATAAGGAGCTCCTTGAGCAGTCCACTGACGCCGCGAAGATGAAGGATGAGCTTTCCGTAAAGGCATTTGCAGAGGAAGTGAAAAATGCCGCGAAAAATGCCAGCCGATACAAGACGGCATCCGTTTCCACGTCAACGACCTCCGACACAGAGAAGGAGCGCGACCTCATAGCCGAGGCCGTGAAGGCATACGAGGACGCGAAGAGCGAGCTCATAGGAAAGCAGAACCTCACGGGAGAATACGCGTCGGGAAGCCGTGAGGCGAACGAGTTCATGTACGAGAAAATGTACTCCATAATCGAGGGGCTCGTGAAGAGCGACCCGAACCTTGTCAAGATGGGAAGCACGGGTGTGCTCTACACCGACAGCGCCGACCAGAGGGTCAAGGACCTCCTGAACAACTTTGAGACATTCGCTTCCAGCATGAGGGGATTCGAAGACGAAGAGAAGAAGGCCGAGCAGGAGAAAATGCGGCTTGCGATGCTTGAGGAGCTTGAGGAGGTGCTGGGAATGGCCGTCCAGAATGAGTCGGTTCCTCTCTCCGAGCAGCTTGAGAGACAGAAGGCCGGGCTTGAGGTGTTCGCGAAGGAGGTCACTGACCTTTATGAGGAAGGCTCAGAGGAGCGCCTGTCCATAGAGGAGTCCGTGACCGCGACAATGGCAGACCTTGACAAGCAGATAACGGAGGCGAAGAGGGCCGAGAGCAGGGAACGCATCCAGATAGCCCTTGAGGAGGCCCAGGCGATGACGGCGGCGGTACAGTCATACGTGGACAAGTCCGCCCAGCTAATCAACTACCTCTCCGACCTGAACATCAAGGCGGCGGACGCGGAGAAGGCATCCAAGATGGCTGACCTTGAGGAGCAGTATGAGAACGGCATCATAGCCGAGACCGACTACGTGGAGAAGCAGAAGGAAATCGAGAAGGAGGCCGCCGCCCAGAAGTACAAGGCCGAGCTGTGGCAGTGGGGAAGCAACCTCGCGCAGATGGCTGTGTCAGGCGCGCAGGCCGTGCTCTCGGCCCTCAGTACCCAGCCGATTTACGCTGGAATCGCGATGGCGGGGCTTGTCGGTGCCATGACCGCCGCACAGATGGGAGTCGCCATAGCGAACAAGCCCAAGGCACCGTCGTTCGCCGAGGGAGGAATCGTTCCGGGAAATTCATGGACGGGGGACAACGTACAGGCCAACGTAAACTCGGGAGAAATGATTCTCACCAGGGCACAGCAGGCGGATCTGTGGAAGCGGCTCAACTCAGGCCAGTCCGGCTGGGGAAGCGTCGCGGTAAACAACTACATGGGAAAGGACGCGAGCATAAGGACAAGGAGAAACGAGCGCGGGCTCACGATAGACGTTCTTGACGCGCACATCAACAGGCAGATGGCGATGGGCGGATATGACTCAGGATTTGCGGGGCATGAAATGAGCTCCAAGGGGGTGAGATACCTATGACAGTATACAGCTGGCCTTCCGGCGTTCCGATGAAAGCGTCCGGTGTTACCGACAGCCTCGACGACAACCGCATAGTGACAAAGAGCGAGAGCGGAATCGTGCTCTCATATTCCCGCAACACGTTCACGGCAAGGGTCTGGAATGTCACCATCCACATGACCAGGGCACAGTATGAGACCTTAATTGAATGGTACAGGACGACACTGGGCGGCGGCGCGGGATGGTTCCGCTATCCCGACCTCTCCCTGCTTGACGGCACCCTCGCGACATACATGATGGATTCTAAACCCGAGCCCTCCGGCACTCAGGACTGGATTGACGTGGGCATGAAGTTCAGGGAGGTTCCGGCATGACGGCAGACCAGCTCTACGGCATTCTCACTCATTCAGGAACATACAGCCTCCCGTATCTCTTCCGCTTTCACCATGACAGCTTCGGCACGCTCCTTCTGTGCGGAAACAACGAGGCCATAACGTATGACGGCGAGACCTACCTTCCGGCGAACATAAGCTACTCGCGCCCTAAAAGCCAGAACGGAGTGCTTACGGGGGGAACCCTCACCGCGTCGCTCATCGGAAACTCGCTCCCTGAATTTTTCGCGGCGGGGGATTTCCTCATGTCCGTGGAGGTCGTGGGAGTGGTCGCGGATGGCGGGACGGTGGAGCCGTTCAGGATGTTCCGGCACCGCTACGGTGACATGACGGTATCAGGAATGGAGCTGACAATCTCATTCACTTCGGATGACCGAATGGGAATGACCTTCCCGCCGGACATCTTCGACGCGGACAACAACAGGGGGAACGCATGATCGAAATATCAGACCTTCTCGGAAAACCGTACACGGACGGAGGACGCGGCCCGGATTCCTACGACTGCTACGGAGTGGTGCTGGAGGTCGCGCGCAGAATGGGAGTGGAGCTGACGGACATCCGGCACGAGGGACACGGGCTTGAGCTGTGCGGATTGTGGCCGTCTCTCGGCAAGAACGTGCATCCGGTGGACTATGCGGAGGAGGGCGTGCTCGTGGAGTGCGAGGCGGACGGAGAGCTCCATTTGGGGCTTGCGCTCGACAGGCGGATGATGATACACGCGACGTACAACCGGGGAGTATGCGTCCATCCCATGTCGCTTTTTAAAATAAGGAGGCTCTATGGCATCGGTATACAGATATGACGGCGCGGGAAACGACGTATCATTTATCAACATCTCAGGAAAAATCAGTGACTGCATCGACGCTGACTGGGATCAGTACATCCTGTTGAGAGCCGGGGAGAGGGTGACACCCGACCTTGTGCCGGAAGCCTCGGACATAATCTACATGAGGCGCATCCCAAGGGGAACGGCGGTCGCAATCACACTCGGAGTCGTCGCACTCGTGGGAGCCGTGGGCGCGGGAGTATACTCTTATGTCCAGCAGAAAAAAATCAACGAGTACCAGGAAAAGCTCGCGGAGAACCAGAAGAAAATGTCGGCGGGAAGCACCGTGCAGAAGCTCCCGTATG